ACCAGTACCGCAACTTAGGTTGTAATATAATGTTGGATCATTTCACCAATCCTCCCGCATTAGGGGAGAATAAGGGTGGTAATAGTATAGAAGAAGGTATCATGGCTATGCTTCAAAGCATGGAAAATGGCAAATTCAAGGTGTTTTCTACGCTCTCAGACTGGTTTGAAGAGTTCAGAATGTACCACAGGAAAGGCGGGAAAGTGGTTGCGTTAAGGGATGATATCATGTCTGCAACCCGTTATGCGTACCAATCACAGCGATTCGCCGTATCTGGTAAAGACCCGACATGGACGAAGGATATAGAATACAGAAATTATGGCATCATCTAAATTAACAGACGAAGAACTTATCTCCAGAATAAATAGTGAGATAGCTGATTCTATTGGCTATAACGATACTGTTTCCGATCAGCGGGAAAAGGCTATGGAGTATTACTATGGCCTCCCTTTAGGTAATGAAGTTGACGGGAGAAGTCAGTATGTAGACTCCTCAGTCATGGATACTATCGAATGGATCAAGCCTTCTCTTATGAGAGTGTTTGCCAGTGGCGACGAGATGGTTACATTCGCTCCACACGGACCTGAAGATGTGGAAGCTGCCAAGCAAGCTACAGATTATGTAAATTATATCTTCACGAAAGATAATCCCGGTTGGGAAATTCTCTACACCTGGTTCACAGATGCTCTCCTACAGAAGAATGGCATTGTCAAATGCTGGTGGGACGAGTACGAAGACTGGAACAGGGAAGAGTATAACGGTCTTGATGAACAGGAGTTCAACGCTCTTGTCATAAGTCCTAGTATAGAGGTTGTAGAACATACACCTTATCAAGATGACTATGGGATGAAACATGATGTTGTCCTATCTCGTCAGTCTTATGTCGGTAAAGTCAGGATAGAGAATGTACCGCCAGAAGAGTTCCTGATCTCCAGAGAAGCCAAGTCTATCGCAGATGCAAGATTTACCTGCCATAGAGTATTAAAGACTTTATCTGAGTTAAGGATTATGTATCCTGATGAAGACCTTGATCCTCAAGAACTTGGCAGTGGCGAAGATATGCACGCCTTTGATGAGGAGAGGCTTGCAAGATTCCAGTTCGATGATTCCAGAGGACTACCCTGGAGTGACGGTAATATGAACTCTGAGGATGACTCGTTGCAAACTTACTGGCTGCACGAATCATTCATGCGTATGGATTATGACGATGATGGCATTGCAGAGTTAAGGAAGGTCTGCTCTGTTGGTCAGAAAGTATTAGCCAACGAACCTATTGACCGTATACCGTTTGTCAGTCTTACTCCTGTAAAGATTCCGCATAAGTTCTTTGGCATGTCCATTGCTGATCTTGTTATGCCGATTCAGGAAATCAAGAGTGTCCTGATGCGTAACCTTATGGATAACATGTACAACCAGAACTTCGGTCGGTATGCCGTCCTTGAAGGTCAGGCGAATCTTGATGACCTCTTGACGCAACGCCCAGGTGGTGTAGTCAGGGTTAAGTCACCGAATGCTATCATGCCTTTGGCTACCCCACAGTTAGAGCAGTCATCTTTCTCCATGCTCGACTATCTTGACAATCTTAGAGAATCAAGAAGTGGCGTAAATAAATTCAGCCAAGGCTTGAATGAAAATGCTTTAACTTCTCATACTACGGCTACTGCCGTTGCTGCAACAATGACAGCAGCGCAGTCAAGAGTAGAGTTGATCGCAAGATGTTTTGCGGAAACTGGTGTTAAAGAACTAATGAAAACTATTTATGAACTCGTCCTGAAGAATCAGGATCACCAACGAGTCATAATGCTCAGAAATAAATGGATTCCTGTCCGGCCCGACATGTGGAAAGACCAGTACGATTGTACTGTTTCCGTAGGTATCGGGAATGGCAACAGGGATCAACAACTTATGCACCTCACAACTATGTTACAGTTTGCTGGGGATGCGATGCGTGGTGGCTTAAAGATTGTCAATGAAAAGAATATGTACAACATGGGAGCAGCACTCATAAAGAATATGGGCTTCCAGAATGTTGATGATTTTCTTACCGATCCAGATTCTGTGCCACCTCAACCTGATCCAAGAGAACAGATGGAACAGGCAGAACTGCAATTAAAACAGAAAGAACTAGAGATTAAAGCTGCTGACATACAAGTCAAACAAATGAAAATCCAACAGGACGCTGCCGAAGCACAGGTCGACGCGCAACTAAAGGTTGCAGAATTGAAACTGGAAGCTGAACAAGGCAGAGGTGTAGCACTTGGATAAAGAACTAAGAGAAGCTAAAGCAAAATCACTACTTTCTGACGAACTATTTAATGAAGCGTTTACCACGCTTGAAACAGATATCAAAGATACTTGGTACAGAACGAGTCTCAATGATACCGAAGCCAGGGAGCAAGCCTGGTTATCCCTAAGACTTCTTGAGCGGATACGTCTACATCTAACCAGTATTATAGAATCTGGAGATATGGCGAGGAAACTTGGGAAACATCAACTATAGGAGAATAAAATGGCGGATACTCAAACGAATCCCCACGTTGTCGAACAACATCCTGTTACAGGTCCAGCTAGTATTGGAGCAGCACAGGAGGCACTTCTAGGATTACTGGACTCAGAAGAGCAGCCAGCCAAAGAAGAGCAACCGTCTGAAGAAACTCAAGACGTAGAGGCATCTGATGAAGCAATTGAAGATTCTGAAACTGAAGAAGTCGAAGAAGAGGAAGAATCTGAAGATGTTGATGATGATGAATCTGAAGAATCCGAGGAAGAAGAAGTTGAAGATGAGGACGAAACGGACTCCACAGTCTATACTGTAAAGGTAAACGGACAAGATGTGGAAGTCTCCGAAGACGAACTCATCAAAGGCTACTCTCGCCAACAGGATTATACGCAAAAAACGCAACAATTAGCTGAATACAAGAGACAACTTGATGGTGCTGCACAACAGTTCCAACAGGAGTTGGCTAATACTCAGCAAGTTCGCGCGCAATACGTTGACGCTCTAGCTACAGCTATTGAAGGTAATTATACCCATCTCCAGCAGTTTGCTAATATTGACTGGGAACGGCTTAAAACCGAAGACCGTGAAGAGTATCTGACTAAGCGTGACGATTATCGTCAGGCACAGGAAGGTATCGAGCAGTTGAAGGTACAAGCTGGTCACGCTCAACAGCAGCAACAGCAGGAAATGCAAGTTCAACACCAGCAGTTGTTACAGGAAGAACACGCCAAGATGGTAAGTATCTTACCGGAATGGAATGATCCTGATACACAGAGAGCGATAGCAAAAACTATTTCGGAGTTTGCCTTAACAAAAGGTTATACTCAGGAAGAACTGTCGCAACTGGTGGATCACCGCTCTATACTTGTTCTTATGCAAGCTAAGGCTTATGAAGATATGACTCGGAAACAGCATGAGGTTCGTGCTAAGAAGGTCAAGAATAAGCCGAAGGTTGTGAAGACAAAAGCCAAGCGGGAGAAAGCTGAACTAAGCCAGGGCAAACGTAAAGCAAAACTCAAACGTCTTCGGAGTACAGGCCACGTCGATGACGCAGCTTCGTTACTAGAAGATTTACTTAAATCCTAATAAGGAGAAACAATAATGGCAATTGCTACTAATACGTCACTTACGTATAGTTCCGTTGCGATTCGTGAAGCCTTATCTGACGTGATCTATAATATCGCGCCTATGGATACCCCATTTATGTCCGGTTGCTCCAAACAGACGGTAGATAATACTTTCTTTGAATGGCAAGTCGACTCTATTACTGCTGGTGCAGTTAATAGAAACATAGAAGGCGACGACAGCATTGCTGCTGACGCCAGGGTACTCCCAACGCGACTTGGAAATTACTGCCAGATAGCGCAGTACGTGAATCAAACTTCAGGAACTGACGAAGTTGTCAATTATGCCGGTCACGGCAAACACCAGGCTTACCAGTTGGCTAAAAATGGCAAGCGCATGAAGAGAGACATGGAAGTCATGTTGCTTCAGAACATCGTACGAAGTGCTGGCAGTTCAACTGCTGCTCGCGCCTCCGCTGGTGTTCCTGCTTGGCTCGCTACCAACTATGTGTCGATGAATCCGACATCGGGTTCTCCGGCTGCTGGTGCAACGGGTACGACTGCGATGACAGAATCTACTGCTACTGCTTCTATTACGGAAGCTGGCATTAAGAATGTCATCAAAGACACCTATGAAGCGGGTGGTGCTGCAGATTTAATTCTGTGTCCGCCTACCATCAAACAGGCTATTTCCGACCTGGCACAGTCTGTATCGTCTCTTCGTACTAATACGAAGGGTGATGCACCTGCCCATGTTGTGGCTGCTGTCGATGTATATGTTTCCGATTTCGGAACGTATCGCATCGTTGCTGACCGTAACATGCACAGTTCAGAGCATGTCTTTTTCTTAGACATGGACTTCTGGGCTATTGGTTGGTTACGACCTTTCCAGACTGTCGAACTTGCGAAGACGGGTGATGCCATCAAGCAGCTGTTGCTTGCTGAATTCGGCCTCGTCGCTAAGAACGAGAAGTCAAGTGGTATCCTTGCAGACTGCAAGGCATAAGTAGGTATCTAAGGGGGTGGGGCGACCTGCCCCCTTCTTATGCGCGAACTCGAAACAAACTGTCCTAATATAAAGGATGAATACGGCGGGAAAGTAATCTTTCCATTTGGTCCGTGTATTTATCAGAACTTTATTTCTGAGGAACTGAGGAAATCTCTTCTAAAAGAAGGGAGTAGAATCAGGAACAAGGACCATGATTATAATAAAAAGCTAGCCGGTAATATGTATTTCGGTGGCTCTTATAATTATGGTAATGATTATATAGTAGAGGTATTTCCTGAGTTTCTCAAGATTCTATTTCAGTGGTTCGACTTTATGGTCTACCATTATGATGGTGGGCGCATAAACTTCGCACCAGGAAAAGATGATCTGGAAGTCAATTTAGATACTCTCTGGATAAATTATCAACGAAAGTATGACCATAATCCTCCACATCAGCATCATGGTATTGTTTCTTTTGTTGTATACCTAGATGTACCAGAGAAGATATTTAAGGAACAGGCCGAATCTAATGTACAGGATGCTGGTCACATAGTATTTAAATATGGGGAGTCTATAAGTCCACTTAGTGTAAGCATGTGGAATGTTACTCCTCAGAATGGTTTGGTATTGATGTTCCCCGCTACCTTAGATCATATGGTTCATCCATTCTGGGTAGACGAAGAACGTATCAGTGTATCTGGAAACTTTACTTTAACTGACAGAATTGTATTAAGTCAGAACGGAGCGTAGATGAAAAATACAGACAAGGAACTTGAAAAAGCTGCTGGTAGAATGCTGAAAGGTAAGGAACCTAAAGCTAAGGCTAAAGCCAAGGAACCTACAGATGCGATAGGTTGGCTGAAGAAGGCGTATATTGATAACGATCCCAAGGATGGCGCACCTAAAGTAGGAGATATAGGCTATGTCTAAACGAACAGTTCTTGACTATTCTGGTTATAGAAGGACCGACCTGCATATTGACGAGGCTGATGATAAGTTTACGATCAATACTGTACAGGATGCAGAGCCTATTGTTGAAGCAAACAAAAGGAAGTACAATGATTATGGTGATAAACTGTCCGTTGGCAAGCGCGGAGAGTGGCACCATGCAGCCTCTGTTCCATTTAATATATGGGAACAGTGGATGAAAGATACGAATGGGGCTATTGAAAAAGACTCCAAGCTGCTTGCCAGGTATCTGAACGATCCTGATAATAAGTATTTTAAAGTAGCACCAACAAATATCTAAAGGTATATATTATGTATAGACGAAGCGATGACGGTAGTTTCAACCGATGGGATGTACAGAGTGTCGTAACAGTAGGTGCTTCTGCTGTTGCCACGAATGTCACATCTGCAAAAATCCTGGGTATTCATACGGATGGGGAGATTTATTTTAACTTCTCTTCATCTTCAAGCGCATCTGTCAGTACAGCAAATGATCTGAAACTTGCTGCTGGCCTTACATTTATTAATGTGCCTAAGTTTTCTGGTTCTGGCGTATCGCAGTATATGCACCACCAGAGAGTAGGCAGTTCTAATGTAAGCATGAGGCTTGTTCACGTCTAATGGCGATTAGCACGTTTGCAGAGTTAAAAACTGCTGCAGCCAACTGGTTAGACAGAAGCGACTTAACTGACAGGATACCAGAATTTATAGCACTGGCTGAAGCCCGGTTCAACCGGATTCTTCGGATCAGGGCTATGGAAACTGTATCTACTGCTATTACCACTACTGCTGGTACTAGGGAATATAATCTGCCTACTGGATATGTACAGATGAAAGAGTTTCATCTTACAACTGATCCTTTAACTTCCTTGGCGTATTTAACTCCAGAGATGATGTCTAGACTATGGGCTGGTAGTGGCACTGGTAAACCCCAGGTATATACAATTATAGGGGAAAAGGTAAGGTTAGGTCCGAGTCCAGGCGATGCGTATACAACTTCCATGTTGTACTATGCAACATTTGATGCTCTGGGCGATAATGCCCCTACCAATACAATGCTTATTAATAACCCAGATATATACTTATATGGTGTCCTATTGGAGGCCGAACCATTCCTGATGAACGACCAGAGAGTCCAACTATGGGCGACTGCGTTCAGACAGGCGATAGCAGATGTACAAGACCAAGATAATAAAGACCGTCATTCTGGTTCTGAAATGAGAGTGATGAATACTGGTGGATATCCCTAAGAGGTAATTACAATGTTAAATAATTTTGCATCAACACAGGGTGGTGGGACAGGTACAGTAACCACTACTACAATCCTAGACGGCACTATTGCTAATGCAGATGTAGCATCTGATGCAGCCATTGATGTCAGTAAAATTAATCTCGGTAACACTTTGGAGATGGAGACTTCTTCTGGCGACCAGATATTTGAAATGGATAATAATGCTTCCAACTCTGTAAATTTCCAGATACAGAATGGCGCAGGTAACGCTAGGGCTGACCTCGCTCTAGATGGCAGTGCTATTATTACACTGAAAAATCAAATGGTAGGGATTGGTGATACCAGCCCTTCATACGCTCTTGATGTCAATACTACCGGCAGATTTACTACCGATCTTATAGTTGGCGGAAACCTAACAGTAGGTGACGGTGGCGCAGAGGATCAGAAGGTTGTCTTTAATGGCAATGCCCAAGACTTCTATGTTGGCCTTGATGATTCTGCTGATGATCTGGTTATAGGATTAGGTTCTGCTGTCGGCACAACCCCTTCAATATCTATCAACTCAGATAGGGATGTAACGATATCGGATGGAGCAATTGATTTTGATGTTGCTTCACATGATGGTACGAATGGACTAAAACTTGGTGGTGCATTAGTTACATCTTCTGCTACTGAACTTAATCTGCTTGACGGCGTTTCGAGTCTTGGTACTGGTGATGCAAGTGGTCCGGGTTCAGCCACAGATAATGCTATCGCACGATTCGATGGAACTGGTGGTAAAACATTACAGAATAGTTCTACTACTATTGATGACAATGGCGACATAGTTGTTGGTGGAACAACGCCAACTATTACTATAGGCGATGGTGGAGCGGAAGATTCGATGCTGGCCTTTGATGGAAACGCACTGGACTTTCACATTTCACTTGATGACTCAGCCGATGATCTTGTAATAGGCACAGGCACTACTGCTGGCACAGCTACCTTAGTATCTATCAATGGCGATGGAACAGAAACAATATTTGCACAGCCGAAAGTTACTATAGGTGATGCTACAGCCGAAGATACTATGCTTGCTTTTGATGGCAACGCTTTAGACTTTCATATTTCATTAGACGATTCTGCTGATGACCTGGTTATCGGTACGGGTACGACTGCTGGTAGTAATACCTTAATCTCCATTAATGGTGACGGATCGGAAACTAAGTTTAATCAACCTAAAGTAACTATTGGTGACGCAACTGCTGAAGATACTTATATTATCTTTGATGGTAATGCACAAGATTTCCGCATTGGTTTGGACGATGGTACAGATACACTAGAGATTGGTGGTGGTTCAGCACATGGAACAGCAGCTGGTATCTCTATGGATGTTAATGGTGATATGACACTAGGTGGTGGAATCGCTTGTGCCGATGAGGTTATCGGAAGACCAAGGTTTACGGATTATGCCGAAACTCTTAATGCCATTGGTGCAACTGGTGGTGGTACTCAAGATATTGATATTACTGCCGGTAATGTGGTATCTGCTACGGTGGATACGAGTACTAATACCTTTACGTTCAGCAACCCTTCGGCAACAGGAAAGTCTTGTTCGTTTACCCTGTTCCTTACCAACGGTGGTTCGCAAACTGTGAACTGGCCTGGTGCAGTTGACTGGGCTGGTGGAAGCGCACCATCTCTGACATCTTCCGGTGTAGACGTTCTAACCTTTACAACTCTGGATGCAGGAACTATATGGTACGGATTCGCAGCAGGCTTAGATATGGGTTAATGGGGGATAGATAATGGCAAAAGAAACTGCAACGTACATTAGCCAATTAGTGGCGACCAAT